GGAGACATCAAAAGATACTCACCGGGCGGAAACGCTCGGCCATCATAAGGAACTGCGCTTGGAGTTGACTTAACTTCACGTCGCTCGGGCCTTCCTTGGCATCAATCTCCGTAGCAACCAAACCAGCCTTGAGGAGCCACACAGCACGGGTAGCAGTGCGGACATCGTAACGCTCGATGTGTGCTGGCCCCATATCAACCCATGCTAACTGCGGGTTTGATGTTCCTTCAGTAAGGAGGAAACCTTCCCATGTCCATCCCCAGGTACTAGGCCATTCTGGCTCTGTCGTGCCTGATGTTCCCGCCTGTCGGCATTCATAGACTCGCCCATTCGGAGTTGTACCAACTACACGATCACCGACTGCGTACACGGTGCTTGCTGTCCAAGTTTCAAAGCGCTCATGCTCATCGAGGATAATGCCTATATCGGTAGTAGACACGGCAGGATATTGTGCCGCTTGACTGTACAAAGCAACTCTTCCAATAGCATCGGCGCGGCTCAGGCTCATGTCTTCAGTATCCCACACGGGCATTAGCCCGGTTTGCTAAAAGAAAACCCCCGGCACGTCTGCCGAGGGTCTTTGGATCGGTTGCGGTATCACTCCGCTCTGCCTTACGTGTGAGCTGCGATAAGGCCGATGAACGAACCAGGTACACGAGCAGATGCCGTTGCCGAGTAGTTACCAGCATCAAAGCAGCTGACGCTGAAGCGCTCGGTAGCCTTGAACGCCCAAGAATCTTGGATGAAGTAAGGCTGGTCGGACATCTCAACTGTGATGCCACGGCGATCGCCGAATGCGACACCCTTGGAAAGGTCGGCCAAGAACGCCACTGGGCTGTCGATTGCAGGGTTTGCAATCATGTTCTGAACGAACACGACTGGGTAACCGTAAAGCAGTGGAACAGTTCCATAAGCGTTCTGAATTGCCGTGATGTTGTTTCCTCCAAGAGCGGCGAGCTTATCAGCAATGCCGGTATAGAAGAAGTTCTTGTGCATGTACCACTTAGGCGCATCCGCATAGGTTGGGAGTTTGCCGATCATGTTCTGCAAGTTAGCAAGCGTAAATCCAGACCATGCAGCACCAGTACCAGCAGCACCAACGACAGCAGATGCAATGTTACCGTAGTTAGCATAAGCACCTGATGCAAGATCGGTAAGAGTACGACCAAGACCAACCAATCCGGAAGCATCCGAGCCAGTCAATGCGGAACTGAAGACAACACGGTCTTCTTCCTTTGCAAGGTTATATGCAAAGTCACGGGCAAGAGCGTTGCCAATGTCAACCACGCTGTCCTCGTTAAGTTCCTTGGAAACCTGCGTAAGGATTGCGAGTTTCTTGGCTGTCAAACTGATCTGCGCAAAGGTCATATCCGATGCGGTGATGGTTGTGTTTTCACCCGGATAGTAGACAGTGGTGGATGCGGTTGCATTCGGTACCAACTGGACGTCCGAGGTCATCGGAACGATGCGACAGTTTGCACGAGCAACGCCAAACTGCTCACGGAGGTAGACCAAGTCAGAGGAAAGCAGGTCAGGAGTAAGGAATCCACCAGCGGTGGTTGTGCCTTCATTCTGTGCCTTCAGGTGTCCGTTAGACTTGAGCCAATCTTGAGCCGACTTGTTACCAGCAACAGCCAGAGCAAACTTGCCCATGACGTAGCCCTTGTAGGACTGCTCATCACGAGTACCGCTAAACACAGACTTTGTAACGCCACCGTTTGTCCATGGCTGAACAGCAGGAGCAGCTACAGGTGCAGTCTCGCCGAGTGTCTTGATCATCTCGATACGGGCTTCAATGTCTTTGACTTCCGACATCAGGCTTTTTGCCTGTGCGAGGTCACCACCGGAAGCAGCCAACTCCTTGGCTGTTGCGATGTTTCCGAGTTTCTTAGACTCGAGTTGTTCAATCGTCATAGTGACATAATCTCCAAGCGGGCAAGAAAGTCTGCTCGCTCAGCGTCAGTGGAAGCTTTCACCTCCGGAGCAACGATGTCCGGTTGCGTCTCTGGCTGGTCTGCATCCCGCAGAGATTCCCAGCATTCAGGAGCCAGCCGTTTAGCGGCAGACCGGGAGAGTCCGACTGCATCCCGCAGCCGACGTTCTACGCCACGGAGCGAATCCGGAGCGGACTTAACCAGCATCGGGTCAGACCCAATGGCGGTTGCAAGTTTCTTGGCACGGTCGGCAAACCCATCGACCAGTGCAACGATGTAGGGTGTCTTGTCGCCTTGGACTTCGTAGAGTCCCATGATGCCAGCACAGAGGTTATCGTAGAGACCTTCGAAACCTTCATGGATGATGTTTGCGCCAGTGCCTATATAGACCTTGTCAATGTACGCGGCTGGGTCTTCACCGATTTGTGGCTCAGCTTGCTCAGGAGTGATGGCATACTCTTCGCTGTCCATCTGCTCCATGTCCATATCCATCATAGAATCCATTGCATACATGTCCTTAAGAGTCTTTACGCTGTTACGATACTCGGCTGGTGTCGGGGTGATGCTTGCCTCAGCGATAGGCCAGCGAGTAATCTCAGCGGCACTGCCCATACTCTTTCGCTCTACCAGATGACCGGCAGCACCAGACGAAAAGCCCATCTTGCCTTGCTTGCAGAGCTTCGCGATCATGTTGCCGTACTCGTCTGCCATGTCCAGCTGTGCCTCGTACCAGAGCCCGGTATCGTCCATCTTGATGTAGCCTGTACCGATGCTCTTCTTGCCGACAGCCGAATCCATACCGTGGTGATAGTAGACGTTGAGCGGTACACGCTGACCCTTGGCAACCGGAAAGCCGTAGTCGGTTTCAGGCGTGAAGTAATCGCCCTCAAGGTCAGCGGTCTTGGTATCGCCAAAGCGCACCAGATAACCTTTGACATAGCCAAGCCTGTCGCTCTTGATACCGTCTACAGTAGATGTCAGCACGTCCATGGCTTCAGTATCCCACAGTACCTATACAAGGCCGTACAGAGGCACTACACGGGTTGTAGGCCCCCAGTCCTGATTGTTATCTACCCGTACAAAGTCGGTAAGTGGTTTACCTTCCATGTACATCTCGTAACGCTTCGGCCCCATGATGGCTAACTTGTCGGCTTCACTAAGACCAGCGAGAATCCGATTAGGCGTGGCTACCGCTGGCCGTGTATCCGGTATGGAAGAATCCCCGGTAATCTCCGCCCAGGAGAGTGTCTCCGGTATCATCACGCATCTACAGTTCGGATGGCTTGGCATGATTTCGTCGGTCTTGTGTAGTGTGCCAGACAAAGCCAGACAGGCAAGACATACCCTGCTATCTTGGGTCGCTTGCCTACGGTATCCCTGCACGGCCACATTCTGGGTATAGAGTTGCCGTTGTGCTTCACGGGCGGCTCGTATCATCTCGGTACGTGCTATCGTCTCAGCTCTTGACTCACCAACCATGGCTACTCGTTGCAGTCTACGCGCCACCGTTCGTGGGCCTTCGCCAAGGCTGATGCCTTGCACAAGGCTTAGTTTCATCGCATCGGTTACTGCTTGAGGGATTGTGTCAAATAGCTCCGCCAGAGGCGAGCCATCACCAGCCATGCCGACAAACGTTTGGAGGGTCTCGTCAGGTAGATTTGTCCATCCCACACCAAGGGTAACACCGGCTGGCTTTTTTCCCGCTGCCGTTTCAACGAGGCTCGCTGTTGCATCATTCGCAAGGATTGCGCTTTGGAGTTGTCCATCTGCTGTAATGGTTGCCCCCTCTATGCTGAACTTCTTCAGATTCTGCCCAAGCTCATCAATGTTGGATAAGATTCGCTGGCGCATCCATTCAATGGTTACACTTCGTGGTTCGCCTCTTGCCTCGCGTTCTGCGATGCGCTCCTCTAGTGCTTGCAGTTCTCGGATGCTTGCTTTTGTTGCCGCACGGTATGCGCGTTGCATCTTGGATATGGCTACGCCTTCACGCTCCAATAAGTCATTGCGGAACTTCTGGGATGCAGCATATATGCGAGCCGTGCCATCGTCTACTCGTTTGAGCTGATCTCCAGCTCGTACCCGTAAAAAGGGTGGCTCTTATACACTACCCCCGGAGTGCATACGTGGTCGGTGTTAAGGCTCTTGCCGTCTGCCTGAATCTGGTCACGCTTAGATGTTGACCAAGCAAAACCGGCATCACCGCCCCATAAGTCCCATGCAACGCGACCGGGTGAAGGATAACCAGGCTCACCAGCATTGAAGCCTTCGGCTTCCTTGTCTACTTCATGGCGAGAGAAAAACGAGTACATCCGGAGGATTGTGTCTTCAGAGAGTTTCTCACCGTTCACGATTTGGTTTGCACGGGTCAAGCCTACGATGGTACCGCCGGGCTCACCGTCTTCATGCCATGCCAGAGCCCTACGAGCCGCGTCCTGCATTCCTTGGTTCGGGATGTACTTTAGACTGATTGACTTAGCCGGTGTGATTGTTCCAATGTTCTGGGTAGATATTGCCGTTGGGTGTAGGATGCCTTCGTCTTCTGGCGTTGGCTCCATGCTTGCAATGCGCTTTGCTTCCGCACGGTCAATAATTCCAGCCTTGAAAAGACGCTCGGCACGTTCAGCTGCCGCGCTTAGGTCATCAGCCAATGCGCGAACCTGGGATACATCAAACTCGAGGAAATCACCCTGCTGAGTCTCAGCATAATCAGGTAGCAGATGGATGGTGATTACGTCTGCAATGGCACGGAATAACGGCACCATTCCGTCTTCCCATGCGGCCTGTTGGGCTCTCTCGTAATTGCTGTATGTAGACCGCTCAAGGCCAGAGCCAAGGCCCAGCACCATTGGGTTCAAACCAAGAGCCGAGCAGATGCGCTCCTCCGGTACACGCCTGATGGCATCCAGTGCTAAGTCGTTAGGTGTTAGGCTGACCCTATCCATCTTGTACGGGCCGTTCATAACGACCACGCCGCCAGCATTGTCGCCTGTAAGGTCTTCACGCATCTGGCGCTTTATTTGCCGGGCATCATCGATGCTGATGTCTACGCTGGTATCCTTGGCATCTGGCCCGATGATGATAGACGGCATGGCGCCATTAGCAAGCAAACCATAAGCAGCTGAACTGGCTACATTGTCGGTGCCAATCTCGCGGAGCATAGCCTGTAGCGGTGAGCGCCCGAGACGGATATCTAGAGGCTCCCTGCCGTATCGCAGATGAATCATGTCCTCGAGCTTGACATCGAATGTGCGGCCGTCGGTCTGATACTTGTACATGGTGAGCGGGTTAGTACCATCACCTACAGGTCTGACCATATCGAACGGCAAGAACTGCAACCCGATAACCTGCCCATCGATTGTCGATCGAATCTTCCGCAGGTACGCGTTACCGAAAAGTTTGTAGTCCTGAAGGAACCATCCCCATACAAGGTTAGCAGGTAGGCCGGGCATAGGTTCAGCGATGAGCTGGAGAATCGGATGGTCGGGTAGTGCGTCTGCTTGTGAGCCATCTACAGGCCGGTATACCTTGGCTACGCCTTGTGACCAGTTGCGCACATACCAATCAATAGCCACGGCAACGATACCGTTTAGGCCAAGGTCACCGGCAACGGCGCTCCAGTCCTTGTGACTTCCAGGGAGTGCCCTGCGGAGCCGGGAGTATAACTGCCCGTTGCCAAAGCCGGTAAGCATACGATCCATGCTTTGCGCTAGCGGAAGCGGAAGCGCCTCGGTTTGGTTGGCTACGGCTTTACGGCCTAGGAAGCGGTCAAAGATACCCATGGCTTCAGTATCCCACAAAAAGAAAAAGCCCCCTTGCGGGGGCCTGTGTAGTTCCTGTGTTTAGTTCAAGGTTCCTGCCTTGTAAAGTTCCCAGCAGATGTTAGCCATATCTAATGCATTCTGTGCATGGTGCTTTGTGCATTCAAAGGTTGCTTGTGTTTGTGTGCAGTCCCATGCAACATTGATTGTTGATCGAACGTCTGCATGAAAACCGTTAGCGTCATGTGCTGTCTTTGCGGCTTTGATTGCGATCAACTGCTTGAAACGGGTTTCAGCGTTTACTGCGTTTTCGAGGTGAGCGATGATTGTTTCCATTGTTTATCTCCTGTATCCCCTTGGATGTCTATAATATACACTGTCCGTGTATATCTTGCAAGTGTATAGGGATATATATTTTAGACGGCTCCCCAACTTCGCTTTGTTCCGCACACCTGCCAAGCGTACGCCAGTGCATCTACCACGTCATCATGCCGCCCGACCGGAAAGGATAGCAGCTCATCTTCAAAGTAAGCCGGGAGCCCTTGGCAGTGCATTACTTGGCTTTGCTCGTAGCGGGCTTCCAGAGGCGCAAAGCGGGTCACTTTGTCACGGTCTGGCCGGATGCCCCGGATAGGCAGTTTCGTACGCCTTAGAAGCTCCTGCACGACAGCGGCTTGATACTGCACCTGCTCGATGCCGATCATGCTTGGCTTCCACTTATCGGCCATTGCTTCAATGAAGCGTAGCACGGAAGCAAAGTCAGCGCGGGTACGGTTGATGTCTCTTACGTAGATCGTCCCATCGTCACCACGTGAGACAACAGCCACTCCTGTGTAGTCGGCTTCACTCTTAGTGCTGATTGCAAGGTCAACCCCGATGTAGGTTGGTAGCCCTTCAGGGCAATCACCGTATCGCAACCACTCCCGCTTGATACGAGCGCCCTCAGCATCAACGAACTCCGCCAAATACTCCTGCCTAAACGCGATGCTCGGCAAGGACTCCCCCGCCTTGCCTACTTCCTCAGCATCTATCCAAGGGTTAGCCGTGGTTGGCATCTGCCAGCTCATCCAGTCGGCATCAGTAGCGGCCTGATTGTAGAGCGTCCTAAAGTAATTGCTACCCTTGGGAGTGCTCAGAAAGAAAGCATCCCCGATGTAGTCGGTTAGCGTTGGGCGGATGGCTTCAGTCCAGGCTTGCTCTAGATGCCGTGCCATGGCGGCTTCATCGATGATGACCCGCTTGTACTTACGACCACGGGCAACGGTTGACGGGTCATCAAGCGTCCAATAGTCAATCGCTGCTCCGGTTATAAGCTCAATGCGCG